GTATGTTTAAGTCTGGAAATGTTCTTGGAATGAAATATGGAAGTGGTGCTAACCAGGTATTAGACGAGGCAATCAGTGGTGAAAATTGGGTGAAAACAGGGTTAGGTGCAATAAAATCTGGTGCTGTTGTTGACGAAACTGGGACTAACCAATTCGGGAAAGATTATTACTATCAATTTATAAAGAATGAACTCTATTTGCCCTCTTGCGGCCACTGGGCTAACTCTACGAATGCAGGAGTTTGGGCTATTGATTGGAGTGACGCTCGGACGGACTCTAAAGATTATGTCTCGGGTCGCTTTGCCTGCTACCCTGCGTAATTGTGTGAGGTGAGTGATAACGAACGATGAAAATAGCAAAAGGTGAGGTGGTGTTTTATAGGAAATATATCGAGCTTGTAAAATTGCTGAATATATATCTGAATCATTTTCCAAAGTTTGAAAAGTATGCTCTGGCAAACAGAATGAGAAATACAGCATACGAAATATACGATTTAATTGTAGAAGGTGAAAAAAGATATTACAAAAAAACAGCATTAACGAAATTAGACATAACACACGAGCAGTTAAGAATGCAATTATTTCTTGCTTACGAATTAGGATATTTCAGATTTAAAGACGGCAAGGAAGAGGACAAAGACCCTACAATATTAGAAGGACATAGATATTCAGCAATCAGTTTATTAGTAGATGAACTTGGTAAGATGATAGGTGCTTGGATGAAAAAGATAGATGGGTAATATATTAAAATGTTTGCAATCTTGCGGCAACTGGAATAACTCTACGAATGCAGGAGTTTGGAATATTAATTGGAATAACTATCGGACGAACTCTAACGATAATGTCTCGGGTCGCTTTGACTACAATTTCACCTCAAAACCCTTAAAGGGTACAGTGGAATTGCAGGGATATATTATCCAGCCTTAGGCGAAATATTAAAGTATCTTCTTTTTAGTAGGAGAAGACCGAAAATCAGGAGTTATATATGAAAAGAATCGGAAAATTATTTGAAAAAGCATTCAGCAGAGAAAATCTATATGAAGCATATCTTGATGCCAGAAAAGGCAAACGCAAAAAATGTGCTTGCTTTTTATTTGAGAAAAATCTCGGAGCAAATTTAGAAGAACTATACCAAAACATACATAGTAACAGTTATGAACCAGAACCTTATTTTAAGTTTTATGTTTACGAACCTAAAAAGAGGATTATATATGCTCCTGCCTTTAAAGACATTGTAGTACAGCATGCTATTTATAGAATAATACGCCCTATATTCGATAAGACTTTTATAAACACGTCTTTTGGTTGCAGGAAGGGATACGGAACGCATAGAGCAAGTAGGTATGCTCAAAAGGCACTCAGGCAATACGATAAAGAACTTTATACTCTAAAACTTGATATAAGAAAATATTTTTATTCAATCAATAGGGGAATATTAAGAAAATTAATTGAGAGAAAAATAAAGGATAAAAAATTTGTGGATATATTGATGACATTTGCAATCTATGAAGACCCGATAGGGATACCAATAGGGAATTTACTTAGCCAAATTTATGCCCTGATATATATGAATCCACTTGACCATTATGTTAAGAGGATACTAAAAGTTAAATATTACGTTAGATATGTTGATGATTTTATTCTGTTTGGCTTAACAAGGGATAAGTGTTTTGAATATAAATATTTAATAATTATTTATCTAAAAGATAATTTGCATCTTATTCTATCGAAATTCACTATACAAAAGATAAAAAAAGGAGTTAACTTCGTAGGATACAGAACCTGGCAAAGTTATAAATTAATAAGAAAATATAGTTTATGTAATTTTAAGAGAAGTGTTAAGAATGGAAAATTACAATCTATTATATCGCTTTTGGGACACGCTAAAGATACTTTATCTTTAAAGCATATGTTAAAGATTATAAAGGAGATGAATAAATATGCCAAAAATATACAAATACCGAAAAGTTACCTCAAAATATACAACCTATACAGCCATTGATAATGGAGAAGAGGATAAGAAGATTACTGAGCTTTGTACTATCAATGGTGATACTTATATATCCGTTCCTGATGATTTAGTTTTACCTGGACAACCTAAACAAATATCTTTAACTCCTGTAATTACGACAGACGAACTAAAAGGACAGATAGAAAAGGTATCTCCACATATACAACTAATAAAAAAACGTGTAAGGGAAAAGATAATGGAGAAATATTCTATCGAAGATGAACTAAAGATTATACGGAATAAGATTAATGGTGTAGATGTAGAAAAGTATACAGAATATAACGCTTATGTTGAGAGTTGTGTTGTAGAAGGGAAAGTTAAAAAAGCAGAGCTAATTACAGAGAAGGTAGTAGAGCCGATTAAGGAGGAGATAATATAACAATAATTTGTAGATTCGATAAAGTGGGAGCGGGATTCGATGTAGGGGTATTTGATTATATATTTCTGCAGGCCACGCTCGGAATCATAAGTACCGAAACAGCTTTAAGAATTATAGAAAATATGACAGGTTTAGATATTACCAGGAATCAGAGCAACCTGGGAATAATAGAAAACCAGACAGAACCGGGGATTATAAGAAATAATACCATTTTGAATATTATAAGATAAGGAGAGAATAAAATGACAGAAAAGTATTTGATTAGGGATACAATAAGATTTACTGCTTCTATTGTCAATCTTGATGGAGAAGTGGATATTCCAGATGTAGTCACCGTTACAGTTTATCAACGAGATGGCACAAAAATATTAGATAAGGCAAATGCAATAGCATCTGATGTTTTAGGTGAATATTATTATGATTGGAAAATTGATGGGACAGAAGAAACACCATTGGTTAAGGCTTGCGATCTTATTGTGGTTTGGGATTTTGCTGAACAGAAAAAAAGAATGGAATTTCTTGTGATTCCAGAAGTATAATTTGATAAAGAAGTCTTTATATGGTATAATTATTGAAGAAAAAAGCAAACAGAATTAATGGTCTATTTTTATTTTAAATATATAGACAGGGAAAAGAGAATAATTTCTAAACAAAATTAGACCTTTGTTTAGCTGTTTGCTACTCTTTTCCCTGTTTTTTTTATAGGGGTAAACTTATGGCTGATAGAAGAAAATATTTTAAGGAATATAAAATAAATAATAAAGAAAGAATAATTGAATCTAATAAACAATATAGAAAAAATAATAAAGAAAAATGTTTAAATGCTAATAAAAAATGGTGGAGTAATAACCCGAACTATATGAAAAAATGGAGAAAGCTTAACATTGATTATAATAGTAAATATTATGAAGTACATAAAGAGGACATTAAAGAACGGCATAGAAAATATTATAAAGTTCATTGTGAAGAAATAATGAAATATCGTAACAAATATGAAAAGGTTAAACGTAAAACAGATATGAAATATAATCTAAATAATAGAATACGTATATTAATATGGAAATCATTAAAAGGTAATAAAAATGGTAAGCATTGGGAAAATCTTGTAGGGTACAAATTAGATGATTTAATCAAACATTTAAAAACAACGATGCCAGAAGGCTATACCTGGGAGGATTATTTAAAAGGTAGACTTCATATAGACCATAAAATCCCTGTTACTGCTTTTAACTTTACAAGACCAGAACATATCGATTTTAAAAGATGTTGGGGTTTAAAAAACCTTCAGTTGCTACCAGTAAAAGAGAATTTAGTTAAACATAATAAATTATCTAAACCATTCCAACCTGCATTAAAACTGGGTTTTTAATAAAAGATATACAAACCAGCGGAGCTTTTCTTTTTCTTTTGTTAGTGTTTTTCTTTTTCTTTTATTATTTTTTTTGTTTTTCTTTTTCTTTTTCTTTGTCGATAACCTATCCTTCCAGAAACATAGCCTATATATAGGGTATCGAAAAGGGCATATCATAATGGATATAGCCCTTTTTTTATTAAATAAATAAAAAAATATAAAAAAAAAGTGATTTATTTTAACATTTCTTATAAATATATTTGACAAAAAGGTAAAAAGGGTATATTATGTAATTAGGATAAGGAAGGAAGGAGAAAAGGAATGAGAGAATTTAAAGAAAACCTCAACAAAAACCATGGTAGGAAGCTCTTGAATTTTAGCTACAATGGCCGGGATTTTGAGATAAGAACTACCGACCACACCTACGATCACCTGGAAAGAAAATATGACATGAATGTAGTCTGCGGAGATATAGTAGCCCTGGGGAAAGAAAGACTTTATAGATATGCAGACCAGGGAGACGATGTTGCAATCATAGACAAAGATCACGACTTAACCGTTATTATCACTTTTGAAGGAAAAGATTTAGGAGCGAATCAAATCAGGATCAGAACAGTCATTGATAAAAGCGATGTTTGGGTAAAAAGCGGAACCAGGATTTTTGAATTAAAAAATTATAGAGGAGGATTTTTGGAATGAAAATTGATCCGAATATAACACAACCAGATTATACGACCATAAAAGGAAAATCACTTTGGATAGATACAGAACATTATGATGATTACTCTTCTGCTTGCAACTGCAAAATGTTAATCGGAGCAGATGGTAAATTTTGGGGATATTCAGATGATGGGAGATTAATTAATCGAGATTATGGACATGGGATATTAAAATAAAGGAAGGGGATGAAGGAGAAAAGAAATGTCAAAAACAGAGCTAAAAAAACTTGAGGCCTACACCAGGCACTTATTCATTTACAGACAGAAGGACAGGAAGCCAAAGGGAAATAAATCAAAGAAGGAAGGAGGAGCCCATGGAACTAAAAATATCCACATTTAAAATTAAAATATCAAAACATGAAAAGGAAGTGGTTATGTTTACCG